AGATTCTTCAATCCAGTAATTTTACTAGATTTTAGATCAACAACAGGGGGGAGAGTTCCTTTCCTCTCCCCTCTAACTTTTTAACAGGAATTTTATTATGGCATTTGCAACAAGATCAGATTTAATAGTATATCAGCCAGACATAGGCGATATGGGTTTATCGACAAGCGAACAAGACGCATTTGTTACTCAAGCAATAGCAGATGTACAAAGAGATATTAGAAATAGATGGTGGTCTGTGTATCACAGCAACCAATCTAGAAACAGAAGCTATGCTGGTGGCATAGAGATTAATTTAACTTTACTTACAGACTCACAATGGACTAGAGCAACAGTCTATCGAACACTTGGGTATTATATTTGCCCTGCATTAACTAAATTTAACTCAGAAGGTGACGAAGATCGTTTTCAACAAATGGGAACTTATTATCGTACAGCTTATGAAGATGAGTTTTCCGATATTCTACGAGATGGTATCGAGTATGATGCTGATGAAGATAGTTCTATAGCTGATGCAGAGAAGGTAGCAATACATCAACTTAGATTGGTTAGATAATGGATTTGAAAATAGATTTAGTTGGTGGTGTTCAAATAAAAAAAGCACTTGATGATTTACAAAGAAATATAAAAAAAAAAGAAGAAGTTGCCTTGAACAAAGCCGCTCAATTTATAACAGTTGCAATCAAAGATAGAACTGCAAGAGGAATTGGTGTTAATAAACAAGGTAGAAGAAAAGAATTTCAGCGTTATTCAGATGCATATTTAAAGTTTTTAGTTAGTAAAAGAAATAAAGAAAATGCAAGTTCAAGAGTAAATTTGTTGTTTTCTGGTCTTATGTTGGCTAATTTACAACCAAAAAAAACAGGAACTTTTTCAAGAAGAATATTTTTTCCTAATAGACGAGAAAATTTAAAAGCAAGATTTCACGACGAGATAGGTGCTGGTAAGGGAAAAGTAAAACGACCTTTTATGAATGTGTCAAAGGAAGAAGAAGAAAGAATGAGAAAAATATTTAAAAAAGAAATTGATAAAATAAGGTTTTAAATGAGTGAAAGAGAAGATATAGCGGCTCACATAGTATCAACCTTATCTGCGGTTAGCAGTCCAATAACATTTGGTAAAGTAGAACGCAACCCGTTTGATGCAGAAGAACTTTCACAGCAACAATTCCCAGCAGTATTTGTACAAACTGCTGACGAGACAAGAGAAGATATTACAATCAAGAATACTGGCATAACACGACAAGGTACGATTGATTTTAGAGTATTTGGTTTTGTGACTAATGGTAGTGCAACGACAACTAATATTGATACCAAAAGGAATCAGTTAGTGACGACAGTTGAAACTGCCTTAGATAGTGACAGAACCAGAGGTGGAAACGCACTTGATACCCAAGTTGTTTCTGTCGAAACTGACGAAGGTAGTATATTTCCGTATGGCGGAGTTATTATTACTATAAGATGCTTGTATTCATTTACAAGTGGAACACCATAGGAGAGTTTATGGAAAAAGTTTATTTAATAAAAAATGGAGTAGTAGTTCACACTTCAAATCCAAATTTATTTCTAGCCGATGGTTGGACACATAAGCATAACAATCCAGAAGCTAAAAAACCAGTAGGGAGAAAATATGGCAAAAAGAAAAAAACTACAAAATAAAGAAGGCGATTTCATTGAGGTTTGGGAAGATCAAGTAGCAGACCTTAAAGAAGCTGGTTGGAAAGACCCAGCAGAAAAAAAGTCTAAACCAAAACCAAAATCATTTAACACAGACGAAGGAGAAGAATAATGGCTGTACATACAGGAAGTGCTGGTCTAGTAAAGGTTGGCGGAAACACAGTAGCAGAAGTAACAGGATTTACTCTTGAGACGACTGCTGATGTAATCGAAACAACTGCATTAGCAAATTCAGCAAAATCATTTGTTGCAAGTAGATCAACATTTACAGCAACAGTTGAGTGTCACTTTGACGAAACAGACACAAACGGACAAAGAGTTCTTATAGAAGGAGCATCAATCAATCTATTTTTACACCCAGAGGGTAATGATAGTGGCGATTTTGTACTTCAAGGTGCTGCAATTGTTACGTCAAATTCAGTATCAGTAACTATGGACGATACAATTAGATTATCCATTGGAGTTCAAGGAACTGGTGGAATTACTAGAACAACAGTATAATTTGACAAAAATTATAAAATAACTTAAAGATTAGAGTATGGGCGAAGCAATTAACAAAGTTAAAGATCATTTTAACAGTTATAAAACTCGCAAAATAATTGTTCCAGAATGGGATAATTTAGAAATATTTGTTGAGCCTATTACTTTAGAGCAAAAGAAAAAAATATTAGACAAAACAAAAAAAGACGAAGTTGAAGCTCTGGTCTATGCTCTAATCTGGTTAGCAAAAGATGGTGAGGGTAATCCTCATTTTACATTAGAAGATAAATTTGCTTTGATGAAAAAATCTGATCCAGATGTAGTCGCTAGGGTTGCTGGTGATTGCATGACAGTTCCATCTTACGAAGAAGCTAAAAAAAAATAGCTGACGATACAGAATTACAATCATATTTCGATCTTGCCGATTATTTAAAGATACCAGTCTTTGAAGTGTTAAAAATGACTTATGAGGAGTTTTTGATGTGGATTGCATATCTTGATGATAAAGCAAAGAAAGAAAGAATTGAAAGAAACAAAGCACAAAACCAAGCAAAAATGCGTAGGAGATAAATGTGACCAAAAAAGTTGCTATAGATATAGTCGCAAGAGATAAGACCAAAGCCGCCTTAAATGGTGTAAACAAAGGTTTAAGTAAACTTAAAGGACAAGTATTTAATTTAAGAAATGCTTTTGCAGGATTAGGTTTAGCTTTAGTTGGTAGAGAGTTTTTAAATACATCAAGATCAGTTGAACAACTAAGAGTTAGATTTAAATTTCTATTTGGATCGGCTCATGAAGGTGCAAAGGCATTTGATAACTTAACAACCTTTGCGGCAAAAGTTCCATTTAGTTTAGAAGAAATTGCTGGTGCATCAGGATCACTAGCGGTTGTTGCAAAAGACGCAGAAGATTTAAACAGAGTTTTAGAAATTACTGGTAATGTTGCGGCTGTTACTGGATTAGATTTTAGAACAACAGCAGAACAGATACAAAGATCATTTGCTGGTGGTATAGGAGCGGCTGACTTATTTAGAGAAAGAGGTGTTAGGGCTTTATTAGGATTTCAAGCTGGTGCAAAAGTTTCAATAGAAGAAACAGTTGAAGCATTTGAGAGAGATTTCTCAGGTGATGGTAGATTTGGAAAAGCAACCCTTTCGTTAGCACAAACTTTTGACGGAACATTGTCTATGCTTGGAGATAAATTCTTCAAGTTTAAACTTGCTGTGATGGACTCAGATCCATTTGACTTCTTAAAAGTTGCATTTTCACAAATTGATAAATTTATAGAAAGCAATTTTAACTCAATCGAGGAATTTGCAATGGTTGTAGGAGGCAACATTGTTAAGATTGCAAAACAAATGATATTATTTGGTGCAGCTTCAGCAGACTTACTAGCACCTATATTTAGGGAAGTAAAAGCATCAGTTACAAATTTAATTAAAATATTTAACTCTTTACCAGCAGTTGCACAATCTTTAGGTCTTATTGGATTATTATTTTTAGGAAGAAAAGGTCTAGCTGGTATTATAGCTTTAGATTTTGCTCTTAGAAAAATAGGTCAATTCACTGGATTAAGTGATGTATTTAAAGATGCAACAAAAGATATTAAAGGATTTAACAAAGAGGCTATTGAGTTAGATGAAATACTTGCAAAACCTTTAGACGAGAGATCATTCTTAGAACAAGCAAAAGTTGTTATAGCCGCCTTAGAAGGGCAGATGCGAGAGGCTAGAAAAAATTCTGAAGATTTAGACAATATTATTTCTGATCTTGGAAAGACTTCTAAAACATTTAGTGAAAGATTAGGCGATGTAAACAAAAGACTTAAAAGCACATTTAAAGATGCTATAACTTCAGCAGATAAAGCAGTTAAGTCTTTCACAGATGCAATCGCAAGAGCAATCGTCACTGGTCAATCTATGGGAGAAGTATTTAAAAATGTTGGTATTCAAATATTGACCTTCTTTATTTCAGCTATTTTAGAGGCTGTAATTATGGCTTTGTTCTTGAGAGATATTCTAGATGCCATCGAAGAAAGATTAGGGAAACAAGAAAGTGCATCTGATAAAGCATCAAAATCATTAAGAAGTTTAGCGAGATCGACCGCTTTAGCTAGTGCGAGTCAGGCATTATTTGGACAACAAACTGCTAATACAAACAGAGAACTTGAAAGACAAAACCAATTACAAGGTGCTCAAGCTGGTGCGGCTGTAGGGAGTATTTTTGGTCCAGTTGGAACAATTATTGGTGGTATTTTAGGTGGTGGTTTATTTGCAGATGGAGGCAGACCACCAATAGGCAAGGCATCTATTGTTGGTGAAAAAGGTGCTGAAGTATTTGTTCCTGATTCTGCTGGAACTATTATTCCAAATAATGAATTAGGTGGGGTGACGAATGTTACTTTTAACATTAATACAGTAGATCAAAGAGGATTTGCTGAATTGCTTGATGGTCGTAGAGGTCAGATAATAAACATGGTAAACACAGCCCTAAATAATAAAGGAAGGACAGCCTTAGTATGAGTGGAACATTTCCTACAAGTCCAGAGGCGGCAAGTGTCTTAATTACTAATAACCAAACAACATTAGTTTCAACTGCAATAAGTGGACGGAGACAAGCGAGACAATTACAAAATCAAAGATGGGGAATGAGAGTTGCTTTTCCAGCAATGACAAGAGCCGATTTCAACCCTATATTTGCATTTATTACTCAACAAAGAGGTAGGAAAGAAAGTTTCCAATATACACCTCCTATATTTGATGACACATTAGGAACTGAGACAGGTTCAGTATTGGTAAACGGATCGCACTCTGTCGGTGATACGACTATTGCTATGGATGCTTTTGCGGCTGACGGATCAGGAAGATTTAAAGCTGGAGATTATATAAAATTTGGTGGTCATAATAAGGTTTACATGGTGGTTAGCGATGTGACTTCATCAAGCAATGCGGCAACAGTAACCATAGAGCCACCTTTAACAACAGCTTTATCAGATAATGATACTGTCGTATATAATAGTGTTTCATTTACAGTAGCTTTAAAAAACGACATTCAACAGATACAATTACCCAATGATGCTAAATTTAGATATGAGATGGATTTGATTGAGGTAATATGACAAGAGGTTTACATTCTGATCTTAAAACGGAACTTGCAACCGATCATTTAGATCAAATATATTTAATACAATTATCTATTGGTGGAACAACTTATTATAGGACAACAGCTTATTTTGATGTGACTTACGATAGTAACACTTACTCAGCTAGTGGCGATGTTTTACAAGTACCAAGTGTCACAGAAAATAATAATCTTTCTACTGCTCAAGTAAATTTAGTTTTGACTGGTGTCGATCAAACATTCTTTTCATTATTTTTAAATAATAATCATACGCATCAACCAGTAACAATATTTCGTGCTTATCTGAATGACTCAGGAGCATTGATAAACAACCCCTATACTTATTTTGTTGGATATATTTCAGGATATAATATCAACGAGACAACCACTTCAAGTAAATTAACAATTAATATTGCCAATCATTGGTCTAACTTTGAAATGAAAAAAGGTAGAAAAACAAATGATAACTCTCAACAAATATTTTTCAAGGGAGATAAGTTTTTTGAGTTTACAACAGCAGTAATAACTGATCTTGAGTGGGGTAAAACAACTGACCAACAGTAATTTAGTAAAAGCAACAAATTCAGACATACCAGAGTTAATAGGTTTTTTAATTGGTATGCACGATGAAGCAGAAACTTTATATCCACCATACGATAAGTTTTTGATGAGTAAATTTATTAAACCAATAGTTGCAAACGAACTGTGTATATTGTTGAAAAAAGATAAAAAAATTATTGGAGCAATTGGTGGTCAAGAAAGAAGATGGTGGTTTTCGCACAATAAATATTTAGGTGATGCTTTTTTTTTCATAGATAAGAATGAAAGAAGTTATCAAAATGCAAGTGCTTTAGTTAAAAGTTTTTTAAACATAGCAAACAAAAAAATGATACCTTGTTTGTTGGGTACTTTAGATGGAAAAGATTTAGAGAGAAAAGCAAATTTTTATAGTAAATTAGGATTAAGACAAATAGGAAATGTTTTTGCAGATGGAGTTTAAATGGGTGCAATAGGAGATTTTATAGATGATGCAATCGATACTGTAACTGGTGTCGTTGATGATGTCGTTGATGCAGTAGGTGATGTAGTTGGTGAAGTAATAGATTTTGCTGGTGATGTTGTTGAAGAAGTAATTTCATGGGTAATACCTGAAATGCCAGAACTTCCTGAAATGAATTTACCAGATGCGGAAGCTGGTGCTTTAGGCACACAGGGATTGCTCTTAAATAAAAGAGCAAGTGATACATCGCTACCATTAATTTATGGAACTAGAAGAATTGGTGGCAATATTGTTTGGATAGCAACTTCAACTGATAATCAATTTTTATATGTAATTATGGCTTTATGTGAGGGTCAAGTTGCTCGATTTACTGAATTATATATTGACGATGAACTCTATGCAACATTTACTGGATCAGACTCAACATTTGGAACAAAAACACTTATAGAAAGTATGTCATCTGGTGGGGCTAGTACATCTGCACCATCAAATACATCAGGTCTTTCTATTGAAACTTCACACCCAGCATATCAGGGAACTGAAGAAATTGATGGAGTTGAAACTACTCATTATTTGACAAACTTTACTTTTTTTAATGGAACAGATGAAGGTCACACTTATAGCGAGGGAACAACCTCTTTTAGTGTAAATAATGAAATCGGTAATTTAGGTTGGGACACCTCTCATAGTGGTAAAGGTATATGTCATGCCGCTTTTAGGTTTAAATATAATTCTGATGCTTTTAACGGAATACCTAAAATAAATTTTGTAATCAGAGGAAAACTTATTAATACAAATTTAAGCGGATCTACTTATGCTTATTCTGCAAACCCAGCATATATTTTATATGATTATCTAACAGGAACAAGATACGGAAAAGGGTTATCTTCTAGCGACATAGATACTGCCAGTTTCACTACTGCGGCTGGTGTTTGTAACACTTCAGTAACACCATTCACTGGTGCAAGTTCTCAATCGTTATTTGAAACTCATGCCGCACTTGGGAGCAATACAAAAATATTAAATAATGTTCAATTTTTGCTTTCAAGTTTTAGAGGGTTTTTTACATATTCAGGAGGCAAGTACACAGTAAAGGTTGAAGGCACTGGTTCATCAGCCATGACAATTACGGAAGATATGATTATTTCTAGTATTCAAGTGATTGGTGAAAATAAGAATGAAAAGTATAACAGAGTGATAGCAAGTTTTCCTGATGAAGATAATAATTATCAAACGATGGAAGCTATTTATCCTCCAATTGATGAAACAAATGTAGCTAATGATTTTAAATATGCAACTTTACTAGCCTCAGACAACAATCAAGAATTACATTTTAATATTAATTTACCATCGACAACTAATTTTTTTCAAGCAGAAGATTTAGCAGAGTTAGTTTTAAAAAGATCAAGGACTGGTTTACGAATACAATTTGTAGCAACATCAGAGGCTCAAGAATTAACAGTAGGAGACATATTTGCAATAACTCATACTGGTATGGGCTTCAGTTCAAAAAATTTTTTAGTAACTAAAGTTTCTTTATCGGTTGCTGGAACTGTAGCGATAAGTGCGGTTGAGTATGTAGCAAGTGTCTATACTTATAATACAAAAATACAACAGAGTGATGCTCCAACAACATTCTTACCTAATCCAAAAGTTGTTAATGCACCAACGATAACATCAGTTACAGATGAATTGGTGAATGTTACAGAGGGTAATATTAATGTAATAATGACAGTTACATTGAGAGGTACACCAGATTTCTTTGTAGATAAATTTGAGGTTGTATATAAAAAATCGACAGATACCATCTATAAAACATCTGGAATATCAAGTGCTACAGTCAGACAGATTGCAGTAGAAAGTGGAGCAACCTATAATGTAAGGGCAAGAGCAATCAACTCTTTAGGTTATAAATCTAGTTTTGTTACCGAAGATCATTTTGTTGTGGGTGCGAGCGATCCACCAGCCAATGTTTCAGGTGTAAGTATTGATTATCAAGTCGATACTGCGGTTTTGAGATGGACACCAAGTACAGATTTAGACTTGGCTTATTATGAAGTGAGGTATAATCCTCTCACATCAAGTAGCAATACTCAAGTGGCTTTCAATAATTCAGTTATATTATTTGATAAAGTAGCACCACCAACAAACCAAGTTTTAGTTCCCTTAAAAGCTGGAACTTTTTATGTTTCTGCATTTGATTTATTAGGTCACCAATCAACAAACCTACTTGCCAATGGAAATTTTGATACTGGAATTTTAACAATAGGGACTATTTCATCTGTTGCTGGAGCAACAACTGTTTCTACAATTACAGAAAGCACAGCTTTTACAGGAACAACTACAAATACAGTATCTACTGGTACAAGTTTAATTTTAGACTCAAACGGAAACTTTGATGATGCTTCAGGCAATTTTGATGATGCTGTTGGTTTATTTGATGCTGGAAGTGGTGTTATATCTTCTGGTGAATATGCTTTTGCCAATCAATTTTCTTTGAGTGCAAAATATGAAGGCAGAGTTGACAGTACGATGACTGTAAACTTTTTAGATTATATAGATAATTTTGATAGTTATGGTCAAGGAACTGCTTTATTTGACTCTGCTCAAGGTTTATTTGACTCTGCTGGTTCTGTCACAAACTGTAACGCTAAATTACAAATATCAACATCAGACGATAATTCAACATACACTGGATTTACTGATTTTATTGCTGGAAACTATGCGTTTCGATTTGCAAAATTTAAAGTATTGTTATCTAGCGGAATAGCCTCTCAAACACCAGAAATAACTGCTTTACAAGTATTTTTACAAATGAGAGAAAGAACAGACACAGGATCAAACATTGCTTCTGGAACAGATGCGGCTGGTAAAACAGTAACATTTGGAACAGCTTTCTTTGCAGAGCCTTCCGTTACGATAGCCGCTCAAAATCTTGCGACTGGCGATTTCTTCACAATAACAAGTAAATCAGCAACAGCTTTTACAATAGAATTTTTCAATTCAAGTGGATCAACAATTGATCGTACTTTTGATTATGTTGCTACTGGTGAAGGCAGAGCAATTTAATTGCCAAAATAAAACAAATCACTTATAAGGAGTAAACAATGGCACAACACGATTATAACATAGCAAACGCAACATTTCCTTCAACTAGGTCGGACTTAAATGATGCTTTACTTGCAGTTGCATCTAACAATTCAGGCACAGCCGCACCAAGCACAACTCATGCAAATCAGTGGTTCTATGAAACAGATACCAACTTACTACAAATTCGTAATGAAGATAATGACGCATATATTACAATTGCGGAACTAGATCAAACAAACGACACAGTTGAATTTTTAAAGGCTGACTCGATAAGAACTGCATTGATAGAATTTACTGATGGTGATGATGCCATCACAATAGCTGATGGTGGAGGTTGTACTTTTGGAGTAGGAGTCACAATTACAACTGGTGACAACTCAGACACACTTACATTAACCTCAACTGATGGTGATGGAAATGCAGGACCAAATTTAAGAATGTATCGTAATTCATCTTCTCCTGATGATGGGAATGATTTGGGAGTTATTGATTTTGAAGGTCGTAACGATAACTCACAAGATGTTGTTTATGCACAAATAAAAAGTTTAATTATAGACCAAGCTGATGGTGCAGAGTTTGGTAAATTAGAACTTTACCATATGTTTAATGGTTCTTTAGCTCCAAGTTTGCAATTAACATCAACTGAAGTTGTTATTAATGAGTCAAGCAATAACTTAGACTTCCGAGTAGAGTCTGATGGCAATACACATATGCTATTTGTTGATGCTGGTAATAATAGAGTTGGAATTAATAGTTCAGACCCTTCAAGAGATTTAGATATTGGAGGAGGCGGTATTATTAATTTAGAAGGCAGCTCAAATGCTTTACTATTTGAAGATAGTGGCACTCTAAGAGCATCGATAACTTCTCAATCATTTGGAGCACATAATGGAGATGGTTTAGGGATTATTACAAATACATTAGAGCCTATTAAATTTTTTCCTAATGGTTCTGAAAAAATGCGTTTAGAAAGCGGATCTCTTTTCATTAACAAAACGTCCTCAGACAATTCTTCTGGAGTTATTCTTGATGAAAACAGCGGATGTTTTTCTGTTGTAAGTGGGGCGGCATGTGGAACTTTTAACAGGTTGAGCAACGATGGAATAATTATACAACTTAATCAAGCAAGTAGTCAGGAAGGAAATATTTCTGTAAGCGGTTCTACTGTTTCTTATAATGGTTTTACTGGCTCTCACTGGTCTAGACTTGCTGATAATTCAAAACCAACTATACTTCGTGGAACAATTATGGAGTCTTTAGATACAATGATGGATTGGTATCAAGTAAGAAAAGATATAGAGGAAGTAAAATATACTGCTGACGATCAAGAAGTAATAGATGGAAATGAAAAAATAGGTAATATTAAAAATAAATCGCACACAGCGGTTCAATCAATTGCTTTACCTGATGGAAAATCGGTTGGTGACTCAATGGATTTCACATCTAATGGTGTCAATTATACAGGAACAATCGTTAAAGAAGATGATATAAAACACATTTATTGCAAAATATCTGACACAGCCGACAGTAAAAAAGTTTATGGATTATTTCATTGTTGGGACGATGCTGATGATGGACAAGATGGTGATGTTAATGATTTGCAAATCGCACAAGCTGGCACATACATTATAAGAATAAACAAAGACGTAATTGTAGAAGCTGGAGACTTACTAGTATCTAATGGTGACGGTACAGCTAAAGTGCAAGATGATGATATTATCAGAAGTAAAACAGTTGCTAGAGTAAATTCAAACGTAAAAATAGAAACATACAATGATGGCAGTTATACTGTTCCATGCACGTTACATTGTTAGAAAGGAAACGCAATGGAAGTAAAACCAGAGGAGGCAGTAAAAGCATTGACAAAACTTTTAAATGAAAAAGAAAACATCATTAGGGGTTTATATATTCAACTGGAGGCTCTACAGGGAAAGTTAAATGAAAAAGAAAAAGAAAATGCCGAGCCAGAGTCAAAAGAATAGCGAAGCAATACAAAGGCTTGATAAAAAAGTTGCATTGATGGAAGCAGACATCAAGAGCATTAAAGACAATCATCTGCATACTATTGAACACAAAATAAATATACTTACGAAAGTAGTTTTAGCTTTATCGTTTATGTTCACGATTGTATTTGCTGAAACAGTAAAATCATTTATAGACATTATAACTCTTTAAAGGAGTAATTATGGAAAAATGTATCCTGGTCATCAGCGACCAACACATTCCCCATCATCATACAGACATGATGGATTTTTTAAGAGCAATAAAGAAAAAATACAAACCAACACGCATACTAAATATCGGTGATGAAATTGATGGTCATGCCATTAGTTACCATTCACCCAATCCTGATCTTGCTAGTGCTGGTGATGAATTAAGAAAAGCAGTAGAAGTAATCCACGAACTAGAAGAATTATTTCCTAAGATGGATCTTGTTCATAGTAATCATGGAAGTTTAGTTTTTAGAAAAGCATTGACACATGGATTGCCAAAGGCTTTTATTCGTGAATACAATGAATTTTTACAAGTAGGTAAAGGTTGGAAATGGCACGAAGATATAATAATCAAAGCAAGTAATGGACAAGATATTTATTTTTGTCATGGAAAGACTGCAAACATTTTAAAGCTAGGACAACAGTACGGAATGAATGTAGTGCAAGGGCATTACCATACAAAGTTTAATATTCAATACTGGGGAAATCCCTCTGCTTTACATTGGGGATTACAAGTTGGTTGTTTGATTGATAAAGACAGTTTGGCTTACGAATATAATAAATTATTTAAAGACAGACCAATTATCGGTACTGGTATTATTATTGATGGACTTCCAAAGCTATTACCAATGGTATTGAATAAAGGTGGGAGATGGAATAAAGTTGTTCCATGAGTTCTTTTAAAATTCAAGTTGGTGGCAATCATTATATAAAAAAATATGTCATACAACCATTCGAGTTTATTGCAAAAAATAAACTTAGTTTCTTTCAAGGTGTAATAATTAAGTATGTTTTAAGATACCAAGATAAAAATGGTATTGAAGATTTAAAGAAAATCATACATTATTGCGAACTAGAAATAGAGAGGTTAAAAAATGGAAACAAATAGACTTATTGGTAGAATACAATCTTTATACATAGATAATTATAAAACTTTTTTCAGAATCGGTTTTGAGACTTTACAATCTGGTCTGAAACCAGTTTTATTTACAGTAAACATAAAACCTTTTGATCAATTTGTTGATAGAGAGGCTAAAGCACACGCAGTATCAGTTACAACCAATTTAGAAGCTGGTTGGACTTTCGACAAGATTGCAGATAATCATACTAAAGAAAGCACGATAGGTTGTCTCCTACATTACATTAAAAATAATTTAGATGATATTATCGCAAACAAACAACCTGATAAAGTTGTAAAACTTAGCACCGATCCTTATAGGAAAATCAAGTAAAGGAGTAATTATGGATAAAATTTGGGAATATTTAGATATAGCTTGGAACTGGTTGAATTACAAAATCCCAGCTTGGATTTTAATTATCGCAGTCGCAGTAGCTTTGTACTTATGATTGATACTAAGACTAGAATAAAACAACATGAAGGTTTTGTGCCTAGTGTGTATGAGGACACACTGGGCTTTAAGACTATTGGTTTTGGACATTTAGTTACAGAGAAAGATAATTTTGTTGTTGGTGAAATCTATTCGCCTGAAGAACTTGAAGGAGTATTCAATCAAGATTACGATATTGCAGTTGCCGATGGTAAACTGATAATTGAAACAATGATAAAAAGTTTTGATAGTTTTACAGATAAACAAAAAGAAGTTGTTGAGTCTGTTATTATCGAGATGTGTTTTAATTTAGGTAGACCAAGAGTATTAAAATTTAAAATGTTTATACAAGCATTAAACGATAAAGATTTTAGAAAAGCCGCAGATGAGATGATGGACTCACGATGGGCGGTACAAGTGAAAGAAAGAGCAGTTGTTCTTTCTACAATGATTAGAGGTTTATAATGTTAGGAAAATTATTAGGCGGTGGAAGTATCAAAGCTATTGGTGATATAGTTGATGATCTTTACACAAGTGATGAAGAACGCAATGAAGCAAAAATTGCACTAGAAAAATTACAGACAAAATTAAAAGAAAAACAATTAGACATAAATTTAGCTGACTCACAGAGTACTGCTGGTGGCATTAGTGGTTTTATACAAAGAATATGGAGACCACTTATTGGTTTCAGTTGTGCTTTAGCGATTTTGTTTGAATATGTAATCAAACCTTTTTTAATGTTCTTCCTTGCAACATTCCACATTGAGACCTTACCATTGCCAGATATGGATATGGGAACACTCATGCCTTTAGTTATGGCTTTATTGGGAATGGGGGCATTGAGAACTTATGAAAAAAAATCAGGACTTACAAAATAATATAAAGATTGTTTTACACAATCCAGTTAATATTTTTACATTTGTTAAAGTTCTTTATACAATAAAAGCTATGGATTATTCTGTTGGGGTGTTTGAACTTCTTGATCTCGCTCCGCACTTACCTCATACCAAAGACTTTGAAAGAACTCTTAAAGGAACTGTCAATAATATTTATAGTGGTTTTGAAATAGAGGGTGAAGTGATGTTGACTGAGTTAGACGATAAAGAACTCTTGGACGGATCAATCCGCCCAAGAGATTTCGCTATCACTATAAATTAAATATCTAGATATTTTTTCTTGGTTTTCTCTCATTAAAAGACATTTTGAAAGAAAGTGTTAAATTTACCTCGTTACCAGTTCCGTATATTTCGCCGTTACAAAGATCAACAAAATCACAGTCAACGCCCTTAGGTCTGTTTAAAATCCAATCGGAAAATTTCTCCATTATTGTTTTATTATCATCAGTCATTTTTTGTCCTCCCATTGTTGATATTGATAAGCTAGTAATAAAATTAATACTACCAACCCTCCAAAGAAAGCTGGTAGTAAAAAGTAATATAATAAAGTTTCCATTAGTATAAATTTTTTAGTTGTTGTAATCTCACACCAATTGTTTCTTCAATTAACTGTT